GTATATAACGATGGTGGCGTTTTAAAGATTGTTTTAGAGAATACCATTAGTGGTGTAGCAGGTTCAGTTAACTTAGTGGGTATAGCCCCCACAATTACAGTAGCATAAAGGCTTAGAAACATGATATTATTAGACAAAATTAAGGATTTTTCTTTATGACGTATCAATCACCCCAAGGTTTAGCATCATTAGGTCGTAATGGCGACTCAATGCTCGTTCACATGAGCCCTTCAGAAGTAGCAGGCCTTCAAGGTTTAGCTATGGCACAAGGCGGGTCTTTAACTATAAACCCAAATACAGGACTCCCTGAAGCATTTAAACTTGGCGGATTCTTTAAATCATTACTTCCTACTGTAGTAGGTGGTTTTGCTTCTATGATTCCAGGCATGCAATTTGCCTCTTATCCAATGCTTACTGGTATTTTAGCCGGTGCTGCTACAGGTGCTTTAACAAATAAAAATAAATTATTAGGTGCTGTAACAGGTGGACTTGGTGGTTATAGTGGTGCAAGTATTATGGGAGCTGGTAAAGCAGCTGCTGGGGCTATGGGTTCTGCTGAAGCTGCTAAAACTGCAGCAACTAACGCGGGGATTGGAGGAGGTTCATCAGGTCTTGCTACTGGCGGTGGATATATTCCAAATGCTACATCAGGAGCGGACTTAGCTTATAATAATGCTATGATGGCAGCTCAAACTGGCGGAGCTGCTAACTCTGCAATATCAGGTGCTTCAGGTGCTATGGACGTTGATAAATTATTAGCAGCGGGTAAACCTATTGGTATGGCAAATGCTTTTAATTACACAGGAAGTGTTGCCCCAGATCCAACATTTTTAGGTAATGTGGGAGATGCATTTAAAGGAATTGGTGGAGCTGCTACAGGTAACCAAGCTGCTATTGATGCTTATACCAAAGCTATAGGTGCTGATTCTGCTATGGGGGCCCTAGGCAAAACAATGTTGCCTGTTGGTGGTGCCGCTGTGTTTGGTGGTTTAGAAGAATCAGACATTTATGGTAAACCCATACAGAGGGCGGAGGCTGAAAAATATGATCCTTATGCTAGATTAGATTTAAGTACCGATACAGGTCTTCGTTTAGTTGCAAAGGGTGGATATATTGATGGCTATGCAACAGGTGGTACAATTCAATCAGGTGGTATAAGAGACTTATATGGCACACCAGACAATCAACCTACTATTTCTCCTGGTTTATCAGGTTTTGGTTTAGGACGTCTTAATAATCTTGCGGGTGAACAAGCTATAACTCAAGCACAAACATTAGGGTATGCAGATGGTGGAGTAGCTAGTTTAGATTTACCAGACCCATCAAAAACTGCCTCTGCTCCAGAAAATTTAGAAAATATGATTATTAATGAGACAGCTAAAACAGAAATGCTAGAAAATAAATTAAATAATTTAACATCTAACGCATTAAATACTGGTAGTATTCCTACTCAAAATTATGCTCCTGGAGCTTTCTCTAATGTTGCAGCGGCTATGCAAAATCAATTAGTCCCACCTCAAGCTAGTTTTGTTCAAAACTTAACTGGTGCTAGAACAGGATATGCTAAAGGCGGTTATTTAAATGGAGCTGGTGATGGTATGAGTGATTCAATACCTGCTACAATAGAAGGTAAACAACCAGCTCGTTTAGCTGATGGTGAATTTGTAATTCCTGCAGATGTTGTTAGTCATTTAGGTAATGGCTCTACTAAAGCAGGATCAAAAAGATTATATGCGATGTTAGATAGAGTTCGAAAAGCAAGAACAGGTCATACTAAACAAGGTAAACAAATTAAACCAGCAAAATACATGCCTGCATGAACACTGTACAAATTGTAGCACCTAATAACGTATATAACGTTTGGGCTGATATAGAAACATATTTGAACGCTTCTATTAATGTAAGCAATAATGACATGACTTTAGATCAATTAAAGTTATTGTTAGTAAAAGGTGAACAAACTTTGTTAGTATCCGTTAATAAAAATAATAAAATAAACGGAGCGATGACTGTAGAATTTATTAATCATCCCAATGCAAGGACTATGTTTATTACAGCATTAGGTGGATTAGGTATAGTAAATGATGAAACATTTAGTCAAGTAGAAACTTGGGCTAGAATGCAAGGCGCAACAAAAGCTGCTGCTTGGGCCCAAGAAGCTCAGGCAAGATTATATAAAATAAAAGCAAACTTTAATACCGTTAGAATGGTTGTGGAGAAAGATTTATGAAATTATTTAAATTGTTTACTTGGGTAACTGACCTAGTAGAAGCATTTACCTTTTATGGTGGAAGCTCTGGAGGCGGTGGTGGTGGAGGCAATCAAACATCTACTTCTTATTCCACTAACTTACCTGAATATGCTAAGCCATATTACGAACAACTATTAAAAGAAACTGGTAAACAGGTTTATACAACAGATTCTTCTGGTGCTGTAACAGGTGTTAAACCAATGCCTGTTTATACAGGCGAACGCGTTGCAGGTTTTACTCCAGGTCAAGAAGCCATACAAAGAGAAACCATGGGATTAGGGCTTCCTAGTCAATTTGGTCAATCTCAAGCAGGCTTAACTGCGGGTCAAACTATGGGTTATGGTGCGGGTGCTGCTGGTTTAACCGGAGCTTTTGGTTATAGTCCTATGGCTGTATCTGGTGGTACGTTTGATGCTCCTGCAGCTTCTTATTATATGTCTCCATATCAATCTAATGTGACAGATATTGCCGTTCGTGAAGCTGAAAGAAAAGCAGCTATGGATAAATCTGCCGGTGCATTGGGATCAATTGGCCGCGGTACATTTGGTGGTGCACGTCAAGCATTATTACAAGCGGAACAAGGCCGTAATACTATGCAAACGATTGGTGATATTAGAGCTAAAGGTCAACAAGAAGCATTTATGAATGCTCAAGCACAGTTTGAACGCGATCAAGCACGTCGTATGCAAGCAGCTCAATTAGGACAACAAGCACAACAATTCCAAGCTGGGTTAGGCAAAGATATTGGTCTAGCAGGTATGATGGCAGGTATTGATACATCAGGTAAACTTGGTGCTTTAGGTACTGCAGAACAAACAGCTAATTTAGAAAGATTAAAAGCTCAAGCTGCTACTGAAGGTGAAAAACAAGCGCTACAACAACAAATTAATGATATGAAATATCAACAATTTCAAGAACAACAAAACTATCAAAGAAATCAACTTGAATACCTTAGCAATATTCTTAGAGGTAACGCAGGTGCTTTGGGTTCAACTCAGGTACAATATACACCACAACCAAGCACAGCATCACAGATAGCCAGTTTAGGATTATCTGGTCTTGCTCTTTCTAAAGCGTTAAGTTAAGGATTATATAATGAGTATTCAACAAGATAATGGCTCAGTTAATTTACAAGCAGCTTTAAATAGATTAGTTAAAGCAGGAACCATAGACCCTATTTTACTTTTAAAGTATAGTCAAAACCCACCACCTGAACTTGGTGATAAAGGTGCATTACTTGTTAGTTTAGCATCTAGTATTGTTGCTCGTAATAAACAAGGTAGTAATGCTAGTATGTCTGCTCCTACAGAAACAGTATCTGAACAAATACAAAATAAACTAGCTGAATCTGATCAACCTCAAGGTTTAGCTTCTATAGCCCCACCACAAATGTCACAAGCTCCTACTCAAATGATGGCACAAGCATCACAAATGCCAGAAGCTCCTACTCAAATGATGGCAGAGGGGGGCGTAGCAGACTTAAATGTAGGTGATATGTTTAATGAAAATAATTATGCTAATGGTGGAATTGTTGCCTTTGCTGCTGGAGATTTAGTAAAAGATCCTTATGCAACTTTTAGAATGCCTATTCCTGCAATACCTACAGCAGATGATTTATTATTAGAAACACAAGATTTAAAATCACGTTTTGTTGATCCTGATTTTTATAAAAAACGTAAACAAGACTTAGAAGCTCAAACACTAGAAGATATAAAAGAAAGTAGAGAGGCGGATAAAGCCAATATCTTGTTTAAATTAGCTGAAGGGTTTGGCACAACACCTGGAGGTTTTGTAAGAGGCGCTGTAGCTGCAGGGGTTAAAGCGGGTCCTGCTGTTGCTGAAATGAATAAAAATATTATTGCAGCTAAACGATTAAATCGTGCCGCTCTAAATGAGCTTGAGCAAGCTAAATACGCTGAATCTATAGGAGACTTTAAAACAGCAGCTGCTCTTAAAGAATCAGCTAGAACTAAAGAATTTGAAGCACAAAAAGTTAATGCTACTACTGGCGCAACGATTGAGGCTGCACAAATTAAAAGGTCTGCTACATTAGCAGGTAAAGAAGGAGATTTAAATTCTAAAATATATGATAAATATATAAAAGATTTTACTGCTTCCTTTCCTTCTGGATCAGCGTCAGGTGTATTCCGTAATAATCCAGGCTTTTTACAGTTTGTTAAAAACGTTTATCTTAAAAACGCACAAAACTATATTAGAAGCGGTACAATGCCAGATGTGCCTACAGAATCTCAATTAATGAAAATGTTTGAACAAACTAAAAACCCAGCAGCTAATGTAAAACCAGAAGATAAGAAAAAACCAGCTTCAAAAGTAAGTGGTCCTGAAAGTTTATTAAATATACCTCGTCCTACTAATATTCAAAAAATTATGGATGCTGCTGAAGCACGTAGGAATGCGTCTAATAACTATAGAACTACCAATACACAAGAAGAACTAGATATACCTTTTGATAAAGCAGGACAAGGTTTAGACGACCCATACTATCAAAATTAAATTATGGAAGATTTAAACGAACTCTACCGAGTTTTAGAACAATTAGATGCCGAAGGAGATACTGAATCAGTATCTCAATTAATTCCTTATATCAAACAGGTTGAAGCTGCACAAGCTGAATTAGCTACTGAAACTCCAGTAGATACTACTCAACCACAACAAAATCTCACAGAACCTCCTAGTATTAAACCACAACCTAAACCTGAAGATGTGGGCTTTTTAGCTCGTGCTAAAGAATCTTTAAAAGAAGGTGTATCTTCTTTTGGTGGAATTAAACGTGGTTATGAATTAGGTTCTGCAAAAGATCGTGGTGATTTAGAAGCTGCTGCAGCTAAAATGGAAGAGATTAAAACTAAAGCAGAACAACCTGTTACACCTACATTAACTGCAACTGATATTAATCGTATTGCTCATGAAAAAGGTTTACTACCTGCAAGTGCTCAAGTCCCATCTTATATTGTAGAACAAGTTCTTAAATCAGGTCCAGAAATGGCTGTGCCTCTTTTAACTTCGTTACTTGTAGGTACAGGCGCTGCAATGATATCAGGACCAGCTGCTCCAATTGCGGCTCCAGTTGCAGCTACAATTGCTGGTATAGGTTCTTATGGTCTTCAACAATACGGTCATTTTATGGAAACTCAAGGGCTTGTTAAAAAAGCTCCTGAAGAGTTAGACCCTAATCAAGCTAGAACATGGGCAGCTATTACAGCACCTCTTGGTTTCCTTGTGGATAAATTTGTAGGTGGTATTGGTAGTAAGTTTGGTCAAAAAGCCATGTTAGGTAAAATAACTGAGGAAATAGCCAAACGTAAAGCCGCGGGAGAAGGAGTTAAAACTGCTGTAGCTAAAGAAGTAGGTAAAGCCGCGGGAGTAGGTGTAGCTAAAGGTATTACTGAAGCGCCTACTGAAATGTTTGAACAAGCGGCAGAAATAATTCAAGCTGGTGGAGATATAACAACTGAAGAGTCTAAACGACAATTATTTGAAGCTGGATGGGCAGGGTTGGCTGTTGGTTCTAGTATAGGTTCTGCAGCAAACGCTTACAGTAAATATAGAGAATTTAAAACTGAACAAGAAAAACCTGAGGCAGAGGCTGTTCCAGGCACTGAACAAAAACGCCCATCAAGAGACGTATTAAAACGTCAGTTTTTAAAAGATGCGGAAGAGAAAGCTGACGAAATTAACAGAGTTAAAGCAGAGAAAGCCGCTAAACTAGCTAACATCAATCTACCTACTATATCTCAAGAAGGAGCTACCGCTGATCAAGGTAAATTATTTAACGTTGTGGGTGGACCATCTGTTGAAGTAGGTAAACCTATTATTGTAGGTCCGCTTGATGATACTACGTTAACTTCGTGGGGTATCAAAAAGAATTCTAATGCGTTTAAAGTATTAAAAGGTGTAGATGCAAGTACACCAGAAGGCCGAGACTTAGTAGAAAAAACACTAGAGGCTTATCCTGGTAAGCTTAATGAAGATGCCGTAAATACATTTACATCATTACTCGATCAACAGAAAGAAGAGGCTCCAGATGCAAGAATTGACTTTGGAACAACTAGAATTAGCGATGCAGTACTTGGAGGACAAAAATATGGCACTCCCAGTGGAGCTTCAGGACGTTACGGACCTACAACTGATATCAGTGGAGGTGTTACTCGAGTCGATCAAGCGGGAGAAGGCGCAGGCGACGTTGCACTAAAGGGTCCAGAAGCACGGGCTAAACCTGAAACATTAAAAGGTGGTGAACGACTACTTGATATTCAAGAACTACTTAACGACCCTAATCCACAACAACGTAGGGCTGCTAGACGTAGCTTTGTGGATTGGTTTAAAACTCAAGAGACCAATGAACTTATTAAAGAAGGTGCTAAGTTAGAACGTGAAGAACGTGCTAAATATGCTAATCTTAAAAAGACTCAGTATCCGATTGTCGATCAATCAACTAATCTAGCAAACATCTTAAGCACTCTAAAAGATAAACCTAACTATCTCATTGAAGATTTAAGAAATGAAGATGTGCCTGATGCTGAACGTCAAGAACTTAATCAGCATGCTCGTGATTACTTATTAGCAGAAAGTCTACGCAATAAATATAAAGTGCGAATGACTCCTGAAGAAGTAGCAGCACTAGAAAAAGAAGGTGAGACAATCACTCAAAAAGAAAAGCCCTTATCTGAAGATGAGTTTAAAGATTTACAAGATGAGTTTTTAGCTAGACAAACAAAAGAAGAAGGCCCACTAGAAGCTCGTGGTCAAATTCAAGAAACAGGTGAAACACCTGATACTATTGAACAAGAGTTTCAAAAACAATATGGCAAGAATGTTCGTTTAGCTAAACAACGTGGGTTATTAAATTTCCTAAAAGATGCGTCTGAATTACCACCTGAAATAGGGCAAGTAAGTCCTACTACTAAAGCTGTTTACTATAAAGGTAAAGGCTACTTTATAGCTAATCGTATCACAAAAGAAAATGCTCCACGCATGCTTCTCCATGAAATTGGTGTGCACTATGGCTTAGAAGGTATGTTAGGCACTGCTAACTACAAACGTGTAATTAAACAAATCAAACAAAACCATCTTACAGATAAAGAATTAAAAGCAGCTTGGGATAGTACTTTAGAAACATATCCTGAGTTAGCTGAAAATAGTGATAATTTTATGCAAGAAGTTATTGCTAAGATTGGTGAGACTGCTCCTAACAATTCTATATTTCGTCAAATTATAGGTTATATTAAACAGTTCCTATCTAAACTAGGTTATGGTTGGGATGTTAATAAGATTACTGCTGATGATATTCGTGATATGGTGCAGCATTCTGTGCGGATGTCACTTGCAGGTAAAGTTAAAGGTATTGAACCAGACCTTACTATGGCAGCAGAAGAAATTGGTGCTCCTCGTCCTACCTATTATTCAGCTCTATCTCGTGTGATTACTAATGCCCAATTTAAAAATAATGTATCTATACAATCAGGTGAACAGTGGGTTAATTGGCTCAATAGCAAAACATCTGAAGCAGGTGTTAAACGTGATGAGTTAGAGTTCTCAGGACTATTAGAATTTTTAGAGCTAAACAAATCAGAGAAATTTAATAAGCAAGATATATTAAATTACCTTAATGAGAATGGCACTAAAGTAAATGAATATATGTATGGCGAAGGAGAAGGTTCTTCTTACTCTGATAAAGATAAAGAAGCATGGATACAAGAAGGCGTTGATGACTATATAGACTCACAAAAAGATGATATTTATTCACAAGCTTATGAAGAAGCTGCGGACAATTTTGACTTTCCTTATTATTATAAAGAAGAAAATGTAACTGACGCTGATGGTAATAAAGGTTATAGAATTTATATGGAAGGTTATCCAACAAGCCCCATAGATGATAATTATTATTTTTCAGAAGATGAAGCTCAACAAGTTGTAGATGAAGAAAACAGTGCGGGGATAGCATCATATGCTGAAGAAATTCATGATAGGTATATTGCAGAATTATATGAAAGAGCAGATATTGTTAGAGATGAACTTGCTGATCAATGGGATGAAGATCATGAAAATGTAAGAACTCGATATTTAGATTGGACTATGGAAGGTGGCGATAAAAAATACACTGAAGTTGTAATTGCTCTACAAAACCCTAAAAAGGGAACAGTGTTTTCTCATCAACATTGGCCTGATATTTCTAATCCAATAGCTCACTATCGTGTAAATGCACGTACAGATATTAAAGGTAATATTGTTTTATTTGTAGAAGAAATGCAATCTGATTGGGCACAGGCTCCTAGGAAACTTCGTAAAAAACATATTAAAGAACTAGCAGAAAAATATAAGATTGATGAAAAGAAAATTGCTCAATTTGTTCCAGGAGATTGGGGCTTTAAAAGAACTTTTACTAAAGAGCAAGAAAAAGAATACGATAATATAATTACTAAGGTATACCAATTTAAAGATGCTAAACAACAACTATCAAATCAAATTTTTAACCTTATAAATTTTAGAAATCAATTTGCAGATATTGTTGATACGGAAGTTCGTAAACGAGTTGGACCTATGGATGCTACTGAACGTGGTTATGACATGACACGTTATGATTATATTAAAAGTGTTTTAAATAATGACATTGAAGGAAAGACAACCCCTTCTGGATATAAAATAGACAGTAAAATAATTAGAGACATATTAAATGAACCTATTGTTGAAAAAAACATTGAACAGTATCGTAAAAATCAAGATACTCTAGACAAGTTATTATATGAAGAAGAACAACTTGTTCAAAAAATAAATGACCTTGAATCTAAAAACCAAGCATTATCTCAATCTGGCAAAATCGATAAAGGCCCTTTTGTACAAGATACTGAGGCATGGAGTAATTTAGTTCTTAAAAATATCATTAGATTTGCTGCAGAACGTGGATACGATAAAGTGGCTTTTGTTAATGGTAAACAAGCTGCATTTAAAGGCGGTAAGGCAGAAAGAATTGATGAAGTATTTGGAACTAGAAATGAAGATGGCACCTTTAATATTTATGCTACATTAAAAGATGGTGGTGGTAGATCACGTACTTTAGAAAAAATTCGTGACTTAGATTTAGAAGATTATGTAGGTGGTCTTGCTAATAAAATTCGCTCACTTAAAGTAGGTGAAACAGATGGCTGGGATGCAGGGGATCTTAAATTACCTGCTCAAGGAATGGTTGAGTTCTATGATCACTACATTCCTAGATATGCAGCTAAACTTATTAAGAAGTTAGGCGGCACTCAATTAGAAACAGTTGAGCTTATACCACCAAGTCAAGATCGTCCTGAAGATGAAAAAGTAGGTAAACAAATAGGCTTTACAGTAACTTCAGCTATGAAAGAAAAAGCCATGGCTGGACAACCACTATTTGCTCGTGCATCTAAACAAGAATTAGATGAAGACCTTAAAAAATCAGGCACTGTTGGTAAAGAAGAAAAAGGTTTCCCTACTTTAGGTGAACGTTTTGTAGAAGCTCCACTAAAAACAACAGATGAACTTATAGCAGACTTTAGAAAAAATTTCTTCTCATTTGACGCTGCTCAAAATAATAAAATGATTATAGCAGCTAGAAAACAAGGCATTCCTGAAAAAGATATTGCTCGAATGATTCAAGCATCTCGTGTATCTCAAGCAGTTAACGCTGATTATATAGCAGACATGTGGATGGTTCATGGTGGCATCAAATATGACCCAGAGTCCTTTAGTTTTGTTATAAAAGACCTATCTAATAGTATGTCTACTATCAGAGAACAATTAACAGCTTTAGCTAAAAAATATGGTGTTTCTGAATATGAAATGTATCAATATGGTAACGCTGCTTTTGTATCAGCACGCTCTGCAGATTTAATAAAATTTAATCAAAAATTACAAAGAAAAGTAATAAAACGTCTTGCTGATGGTAAAACTGCACAAGCAAGAAAAGAAGCTGACAAGTATAAACTTGTTCATCAAACCCCAGCAGAAATAAAACGTGGGTTAAAATTCTTTACTACTGTTCCAGAACTTAAAAAACTTAAAAAAGTTTGGAATATTAATAGATCTCGTTTAATGAACGTAGCAGTAGAAAATGGTCTTTTTACAAGAGAAGAAGCTGACGATTTATTAGATATTATTGATTACGTTCCTTTCTTTAGAGATAAACAAGTAGAAGCAGGTAAAGCTCTTAATGAATACCCAAAAGGTTTATTAGACGTTGCTAAACAAAAGAGATTAAAAGGTAGTTATCAACCTGTGCACAACGTGTTCGATAACATGGAGCGTTGGGCTAGATATACAATTAAAAAATCTATTAATAATAAAGCTGCTCAAGAAAAAATTAAATATTATTCTAAGCTTTTACCTGATGATATTAAAATATTAAAATCAGGTAGACCTGCTACAGGTAATGTAGTAGGTGTTTGGCAAGATGGCAAAGTAGTTAAATATGAATTTCAAGGATATGATGGCGAAAGTATGGTAGATGGTTTCACAGGTATGGAACCTGCTACTATGGCTCCAGGTGCTGCTTTTACAAGGCCTTTTAATGAATTCTTACGTGCACAAATTGTATTAGAACCTTTATTTAACTTAGCTCAAATACCTATGGATATGTTTAATGCTATGTTTGCATCGGGCGTAAATATTTCTATTATGGTGCCACTACAAGTAATGAAAGAGATTATATATACACCATTAGGTATTAGTAGTTCTAGAAAATATTTAACTGCTCGTGGTATTACAGGTAAACGTGATTTTAATTCTGAATACGATAGAATTGATATTAACGGTATGAAAGAAGTTAAAGAAGCTACCAAAATGGGCAAGTTAATTGAATATGTTTTAGCTCCTCCTAAAGCTTTACTTAAAGGGTTTAAATTTTTAGGTATGGTTTCAGACAACCTTATTCGTCAAGCAGTATATTCTCAAGTATTATTAGAAACAGGTAATAAAGCTAGAGCTACCTATGCAGCGGAAGAAATTATTAATTTCCGTAGAACAGGTTCTTCTTCTGCCGTTAATCTAGTTCGTCAAAATGCCGTATTCGTTAATGCTAACTTACAAGCTATGAATATTTCATATGGCACAATTATGTTTAGTGATATTACCAACGATAGTAAATTAGTGCAGCTAAGACGACTTCTTTTAAATGGTGCTCAAGTTATAATGGTTGGCTTAGCTATTGTAGCTATAAATGCAGACGATGATGATTATAAAAAATTAGATCCTAAAGATAGAGATAACGCTATTGTAATACCTGAAACAGGTGGCTTTAAGTTGCCACTTCGTGGGGACATATTGACTTTCTTCTTTAAAATATTGCCTGAGCATTTATATAACAGATATATTGAACAGAGTGAAGATTCAGAAAAAATGAAAAAAGCACTATCAGTAGCATTTAAGAGAGCGTTAGCGGTGCCTTCTGCATTACCATCATATCTAACTTTCTTTATTGAACAGTCATTAAACTTTGACTTTGTAACTGGAAGACCTTTAAAAGGTCGCAGTCAAGAAGATTTAGAAGCAGAACTACAGTATAGTAATAAATATACCTCACAGTTTGCAAGAGCCGTTACAGACTTAACTAAAGATACTCCATTTGAAGTTTCTCCTATTTCTGTTCAACATTTTATGAATAGGTGGTTAGCATCAACGAGTATGTTAGTAGGACTATTTACTAATAGTATTATTGCTAATATGAGAGGTGAAATATTACCTGCTAAAACTATTAGAGAAACGCTCTTACAAATACCTAACATGAGTAAATTTTTATCTAAAGAAGAAAACACTAGAAACATTAATGACTTCTATGAATTAACTCAACTTGTAGATGCAGCGGTTCAATCAGCAAATAGATATAAGTCTACAGATTATGATAAGTTTATTGAATTTCAAAACAAAGATAACAAAGCAGCACTAATTGATTTACGTAAAGAATTAGCTACTATTAGAAGAGATTTACAAAACCTTAGAGAATGGGAAAATAAAGTTATTGCATCTAAAGATAGAGGTCAATGGACTCCTCAAACTAAGAAAATTGAACTTGATAGAATTGAAGCTGCTCGTCAAGATATTCTAGGGCACGAACAACAAGTTGATGATGGTATAGACAGACGTATTCAAAACCTAAGAAAACAAGGCGGCTTATAAACGCCAGACTCGTATACCTTGTATACCGTCTTCAATAACAATCTTGTGAGCAAATTCAAATTCTAAACGCTTGCTTTCTCTTGTAATTGCAGCAATAGCTGATTTAGTATCTACAGCAGGAATAAACATAGATGAACCAGGTTTAAACTCTGCCCACAATATTTGATAATCTACTCCGTTAGTGAACACTTCTAGGTATATCCAATGGTAAGTTATCTATTTTAATATCATCAAATGATGAGTTATCAATCCATAAACATCGTTTACCTGCTCCACTAATATCTAATCCTTTATGTAACACTTTTAAATCTCCTGAACGGCGATGCAATACATTTGCTTCTTTTAATTTTTTAACAAAATCTTCTAATTCAATTTTACCAAGCGATTTTAAATATAATCGCATAGTATCAACACCAATATAAATTGTATTGGTATCAGGTTCAATTCTGACACGTAACTCATTGATTGGTTTCAATAAAGGTGCTTCTTGTAAATTAGACCTAGAGTCTACCTTACTATTAATCACTAGTGTATTCTTCAAGTTTTCATGTAAGAATGATGTTAATGTTTCCATAGCATCAAAGTCTCGTTCTTTAATTTCAACACGAGAGTCATTCAAAGCTTTACGAACTGCTTCTTGCACAGGCACAGGGTCTATATTGTGTAAACCTAACTCACGTGCAATCTTAGCACCTAAAAATACCGCAGCTAGTGTAGCAGAATACTTACGTTCACGACCTGTAATATTCCAGGCCTTATCAATAATAAGCTGAGTCTCTTTTAATTTAACTCTAACTAGTTCTAAATTAGCAATAAGCCATTGAGCATAAATTTCTCCCGCATGACCAAAATTATCAAATAAAAGTTCAAAGTATTCATCAGCTTGCTCTTTAGTAAGCGTTTTATCTTCATCTATACGTATCTGTAAGAAGCGAGCCATCTCACCAGATGCCTTAGCATTTTCTGAAAACACTACGGTTCTAAAATCTGTGTTAGAAGAAACAACGCTAATAAGATTAAAAACAGTGTCATTATGTCGCTCCTTATTTTTTCCACTACTATCCATACGATTTTTACCACGACCTGTAGCCATGAACTTTAAGAACTCGTGTAACTGATCGGCATTAACTTTAGTAAATTCATCTACTGCAGAAGGTAAGTTATTCATGTAACCCATACGATTAATAACAGCATTACCTGTATCACCCCATACTTGTATAAGGTTTGCATTCATTTCAGGATTACCATATATACTAGACATGGCTTGTAAGATAGTTGATTTACCTTGACCTGACTCAGGGTTATATAAATTAATTACAGCTGACTTTTCTTTTGATTTAAAGAAAGGCATAAGTAAAGAACCAAAGCCACAGAAAAAACCAAACGCACGTAGTTCCATGCCTGGTCTTTCATAAACAGATATAGCTTTTTTCCATAAGTCTAAGCTACCTTTTTTAGTTAAGGCAGGATTAACATCTTTTAAATCATCAGAGACAGGGACAAACTTAATACCAAATGCACTAATTTCTCTATTGCCTATAAGTATCTTTTTGTGGTCAGGTGTCCAACCATATTGTTTATACATCATAGTAGAGGGCTTTTGTTTTTGTTGATTTGAAATAACCGCCATGATGTAATAAATAACTTCATCTAACTGCTTACCATTTCTAACAATACCTTTAGCAGCTAAAATCTTACGAGCTTCATCTCGTGATAATAATTGTGTAAGTGGTGCTATAAATTCTTGCACTCCATCTTGTGGAAGGTGTATCTTAAACCATGCACAAAAACCCGCTGCGTCTTTATCGTTTAGTATTTCAACAAGATAAAAGTCATAATCATAAATCAATACAGCTTCTTCTTGTTCGTCTTGTGTAGTTTTATATACCCCACCATTCTTACCTCTAAAATAAGGGAAGGGATAGTCAGGCACATGGTATGTAAAGGTTTCGTTTAGTGCTTCAGACTTTGCTTGAATAACATTATCTGCACCTTTAGCACGTAGAATAACTCTACCTAATTCTATAGGTGATGTAATCTTACCTTTATGTTTACAACCTTCACAACCTGATGGACGTAAGCTTTCAAATTGTTTACAGGTATGGGGACCTGGTATAGCATTAGCCTTAGCTTCTGTTCTAGCATAGTCATAATCAGGATGCCTCTTAGATATGTTGTGAATAGCTGCTTCAGCATCTTCACAGAATGCAGCAATAGATAATCCTGAACGCCATAGAGGTTCTTCAATAGTAGATTGTTTAGTTACAATATGTGTTATTTGTGCACAGCCATCATTTTTGCTACAACGTTCTAATATCTTTTTAAATTTAGATGAGTTGTTACCTAATATAGCTTTTGTAGCTTCATCTAAGGGACGTTTAGCACGAGGTTTGTCTGTAAGATGTATAGGAATTAGTCTAGCTAATTCATCAAAGGGTGTAGGTGTGCCTTCGTTAAGAACGGCAACTTCTACAGGATTTACAACATCTTTAAAGTTTTGCGTGCCTGGAACTCTTAATATGCGTGACATGTCTGCGGTGCAAGCACCATCAGCTTTAAGTCCATGTTTAACACATAAGAACTTAAGACCTTCTGCTACAGGTTTCCATACAGCTTTATCTATAGGTTCTGTTAAAGGCCAATAACAATGAATACCATTACCTGAGTCTACAATAGTTGGAGCAGGTAATCCTGTCTTATCTGTAAACTCTCGTAATGCTATTAGTGCGGCATCTTTAGTTTCATAGTCTTTCCATTTACGTTTTTTACTATCAAAACCACAATCAATATCTAACCAAAAAATGCGTTGTTCTTTAGCATTGATGCCTTTACGTTCCGTAGGTTCAATCCATGTTGAGCAAGCAAAGTATACATCTTGCTTATCATCTAAAAACTTGTTTGATATTGAGATTGCTTCATCGATAGTTTTTACAAATTTGGGAGTGACTATATTTTTTTGATCTTTGCCGCAGATACAATAGTATCCATCATCGGGCCATATAGTTTGTAAAAATTCTTTTGTCTGCATTATTCTCTCGAAATAAAGTTTGTGCTACTAAATTGGTGGGCTACTTGCGGTTTATAAATTAACTACCACCTAGCAATATATAAAAAAGTGCTTTCGCCCGTTGTATTACTTTAAGTTTATTTTATTTATCAAAGCAGCAACTTTTGACTCTGTCCGCTTTGATGGTTTTGTTTTACCAGAGAACCAATCATACACCGTTTGACGAGAAACGTTAAGTTCTTTCGCTACTTGACTAGCAGGATACTTTAGTGATATGCATAGTTTTCCAAGTAAAGTGCCTACCGTTTCTTTTGCTCGTTGATTAGCTTCTATAATTACTTGTGAATATCCTCGCATAATCACGTCCAATCTGATACAAGATCATCTAAACTAACATCACCTTGATCAACTTTTGTGGCTGCTGGTTTTGGTGCAGGTGGCGGAGTTGGTTTATCAGCTACACGAACTGTTGGTTCAGGAATATCATCTATTGCTTTTAAAGGCTCAGGACGTTGAATAGGTTGTTGTTTTTTCGTTTCAAACTCTTCACCATCTTCATCTTTATTCACATTTACTGACAATGTAATAGCACGTTTAGCTTCCTCTGAAGTTGACCTTGTAGCACATAAATCATATTCTTCATCGCTTAACACTCTAATGGGTTTAAAACCAATCTTAGTGCTTGATGAGTCTTCATCAAAAGATACACGAGACACAACAGACATTAGATTTTGACCATTAGCACGAACATACTCTGTATATTCATGTAAAGGTTTTCTATCTTTTGTTCCATTACCAAAGATAGATTGTGCCGGTAAAGTCATTTGATATACATCACCATTTAAATCATCAGCACGAACTACTGCAATACGTCTACTAAATCGACATGCTTTAGTCCCATTAGCACCTGAGCCTTTGATATTTTGTGGACATGATAAACATGACTCTGCTTGTTTTTCTACAACTGCTTCATCAGGCTTTTGACTATCTGATGTCCAACATGTTGGAGGTGGCATCTTTTCACCTGGCACATATGCTTTAGAGAAATACATTCTATGCACGTGTGGTGATGCATTAACAATAACTACATCAAGTGTGTCTTGATTAGACTTCTCAACTTCTTTACCATTAACCATTAATCTAAATTTACCACCACGTATAGAGATACGTTTAGCAGTAGTTGAACTACCTGTAATGTTAGCAGTAAAGCCATCATCACGACGGTTATGTGTTGCTACTGCGGTGCTACCAAATACGTCTAATTCGTTACTCATACTTCCTCCTTGTTTTCTTTGCTTTTTGTTATTCTAACTGTGTATTCGCTTGTTGCTTGTAAACCTGGCGGTTGTTTATCAGGGTTCTGCTCCAAGTATTCTTTTATTGCTGACTGCACTAATCTTTTTTCAAAAAACTCAGGCAATTTATTTTCTAAAATAAAGTCATACATACTAGGCCAATCACTCGACCAATAACGTGTTTTAAGCGTTCTTGATAAAGTGCCTACACTTGTTTTCAAACTAGTTACATTTAAAGTTCTACACGCTTCATTAAGAGCCATATCTACTTTATCTCTTTGCACTTTAATATCAGTAATTTGTTTTTCTAATTCTTCAATCTTATCTCTCATATTGACAGAAGCTTTCATTAGCTTCTCAATTTGATTGTTGTCTAACTCCATATTTACTCCTTTCAATAATTAAGGGTATTAGTATAGCACATCTATTTACAATGTCAACTAATTTTTCGTATTTCATAAATCTCTTTGCCATCAGTAGCTAAGACCCATAAAGCAAACTTTATTCGTTCTTCAGGTGTTGAGTTACCTTTCATTGTGTTAGCTTTGTTACTTATAACTTGCACATTACCTTTTATATATCCCTTACTGTTATCAATCCTGTCAATAGAAGGGGATGTAGCTTTGGGGCCTGATTTATCTGTTACTTCTTTAATAATAGGTATGCCTAAAATGGGACACACAATAGGTATCGTAATATCAGAAATATCTATATTAAATTCTAAGCCTGTTTTTTTACATCTTTGTTTAGCTCCTGCAATTAAACATTTTTCAGGGTTATTTTTAACATGTTTATATCTATGTTCATTCTTTCGCCCTGGATGTTTAAGACTCCATTCTTTTTGATATGCCTTTAATCTAACTTTGTTTTTTAAACGCCACTTTTTTTGATATTCTTTTTCTTTTTCAGGAGTGTTATAAGGCATCGCCAAACTCCTCTTTATAAAGATCAACTAATTTAACGTGGTTATCAATTTTACTTTGCAACATTTTGTAAATTTTTTGTTCAACAGGCGAACCTTGTAAATGCACTACGGTCATCTTATTTTTCTGTCCCGCTCTGTCCATACGTGCACAACATTGTATGTATGTTTCAACAGACATCACAGGTGACCAAAATACAACTACGTTAGCTGCGTGGAGTGTAACCCCATGTGATGCAGCTTGAGGTTGTATAACTAATACTTGTGGATTTTTGGTTTCTTGAAAGTTTTTAAATATTTCTGAACGACTATTCATAGATACGTCACCATGTATAGCAGCGCAAGTTATATGATTTTTATGTAACTCAGTCATAATCTTTTCAATACTGTGACGGAATGGACAGAAAACAATAACTTTATGGCTTGCCTCTTCAATAATTTCTTTTAGTGCTGTCATACGATTAGATATATCAAATTCAATAACTTCACCTGTATCGGAATAAACTGCCCCTGCACTTACTTGTAGTAGTTTTGTTAATACTACACCAGCAGTAACAGCGGTAATATCTTCTCCACCCGCTTGCATATATCTATCTTTTTTAAGTTTTTTATAATACTTATCTTGCTGTGGAGTTAGTGGGACTTCTCGTGTTGTATATAACACATCAGGTAAATCTAAACATTCTTCTTTAGTATATCGAATAGCAGGTTGTAATGTTTTAAACACAATATCTTGTGCATTGAATCTAGGCACCCAGGTGAACTGGCTGACTTTTTGCATTACCATATCCTTAAAAGTTCCTGCATATTTTGGAACGGATGCGGGGCTCACAAGTCTAGCCAGTCCATATGCGTCAGCTGGTGATTGAGCAGCGGGTGTTCCTGTCATAAGCCATAACCATGTCTGAGGTGTTACTACACGATTTAATGACTTCCAGCGACGTGTCGTGACAGTCTTGACATAGTTAGCCTCATCGACAACTATTAAATCAAAACCGCCAGATTTAATTTCTTTCTCTACAATTTCTATACCATCGTAATTAATAATTACTACGTCTGTATTTTCTGCAAATACTTTCTTTCTTTTTTCAGCAGAGCCATGAGCGATACCTACAGACCTATGCATAGCAGTTTTAAAAAAGTCCGATTGCCATGCCGCCTGCATGATTGATAGAGGACATACTACAAGCATGCGTTTTATTTTACCTACATTCATAAGGTAATCAGCTGCCCATATAACAGCAGATGTTTTACCTGTTCCAGCTTCACTTAAACAATATGCACGTTTATGAGCAGATAAAAATTCAGCTGTTGTTTTTTGGTGCTCAAAAGGTTTATGTATTCCTGGAAAGTTGTAGTCACGTGTTATAGGAGAAGGTGGGTTTTTAACTTTCATGTCAGATAAAGTAATTACTTCATCTATCCCCCAATTTACAACTACTTGGGTGACACCATTATCGTATGTTTTAACGATTTTACTTTTTGGTATCTTATCTATAATTAATTCAGGGCGTTTTGTATTTACTATTAACGCTTTATCTTTGTATACTTCCATGCAATCTCCTAATAATAAAAATAGACGCGCCACCGAGAGAGGTAGTGACGCGCCTACAATACTAATACACAGAGGTTTTTATTATCATGAGGTCTCTGTTATTAGTTGACGTGGTTTTACCGCACTCACGCCTAGCGGTTGATCTATTTCTTTTTAGTAACATTCCTTTTCATCGAATGATCGCTGTTGCGTGGGTAAGAACTATTAGCACTTTTACTTCTAATACGCATATTGCTAGGGGTATTACTACCGCCTTTACTTAAAGGAATAATATGATCTACATCTTTACCGTCACCCTTTGATACTTTACCAGCTTTTACCATCATTCGTCTAGCTTTATTTCTAGCCACTCGTTTTTTAATTTGATCAGGTTGTGACTTGTATTCGTTTTCTTTTTGATAATCTCTTTCTTTAGCCATTACTTTCCCCAATGTGAGCATGATTGAACGGGACAGAACTTCCTACATGCAAAGTTTGGGACTGCATTAAAAACCCCTGACTGATGAGCAGTATCTATCCTATGCGTTATTTTACCCCATTCTTCAAACATTTCATCTATTTTGTCTATCGTATAATCTTCTTTAAGAACCTCTTTAGACACCAAGAAAACTAAGCCCGATTTAATTTTAGTCATATCTGAAAAGTGTTTAAATATAGCTACACTAAATAAAGATAGCTGTCTAGTATCAGCATATTGGCTAGACTTGCCTGTTTTATAATCAATTAAAGTAGCTAATTTAGTTTCAGGGTTAATAACTAGTAAGTCAATAACTCCACGCCACCACACATTAGGTGCAAAGAAGTCACAAGGTTCTAACTCTTTTGTCAAGCCTAGTTTATATTCACAATATTTATCGCCTGGAATAGCTATTAATTTGTCAAGCGTTGGCTTAAACATTTCAAACTTCTCTGGCAGAGGTTTAGCTTTGCTTACATATAACTCAGCAGCTTTGTGCACTTCGTTACCATATAAGAAATGTTCAGTGTTCGGGTCTTGCTTTATATCTTTAGCAACATATAAATGGTAATATTGCTTTGGACACTTTTCGAAAGTTGTGGCACTAGAATACGACCATGTTTTTAATCCACTCATTATCTACCTTTTAGCATCCATATAATTATCACCAACACCTATCTCACAATTTAAAGGTAAGTCGCTACACCATGTTGGAGCAGTCGTCATACATTGTTGAACGTAGGATTTACATTCATCTACTTCAGTATCTTTACATAACATAACTAACTCATCATGCACAGTCATAACAACAGAGTATCTTTTCGATACTTGAATTAGTTGTTCTGCTATTATATCACGAGCCAACGATTGTATACAACGCTGAAAGGTTTTAGATGGATGTATATATTCAGGAACTAGAGTTTTACCCATTAACTTATCATATGCCCATGACTCTCCACGTTCTGTTCTTAATTTACGCAAATTAGGTAATCCTAACAACATACCATTTGGTTTCATCATGCCTTCATGTGGAACGCTTGTAATAATCCCACCATTACCCATACTATACACTTGCCCTGCACGAACGGCTTCTAACATTTCTCCTGCATCTGCCCATGCTTTAATTAATTCAGGATTAGCTTTTCTATATGCATTTACAATATGTTTAACTACTCTAATTTCTTTATCTACACCACCTTGTTTTAATATAGATTGCATTTTATCAGCACCTACTCCATAGATACCTGATAAGTTAACTATTTTAAAAATGTATCGTAAATCTTTGCTTACTTCTTCATATTTAATACCTGTTATGTCTGATGCTGACTGTATGTATAAATCCACACCTTCTTTAATCAACTGTAACTTTCTCTGTGATTTAGCAAACCAATACGCTAACCTCAACTCAATATTATTTAAGTCAGATGCTACAATCTTATATCCTTTAGGTGCACATATAGCTCGACGTAGCTCAGATGTTCTTGGTAGGTTCTGCAAGTTAATCCCATCAACGCCTGACCATCGATGGGATACGACTGCCCCTGAATACTTTAGTGGAACGGGTAATTTACCCCTGTTAGCTATTTGAATAAAGTTTTCTGTTCTTGTTTCCTCAATCGTCGACTTGTTCCCGATGCGAGCAGCCGCCAACGCTTGAACGTATGGATTATCATGTTCCAATAAAGTTTTAAATTGTTCATCTGTTTTAGCAAATGCATAAGTAAGTTTTCCTGTGGTTGAACTTATTTTCATAGGTGGATTTACACCTTGTTGCAAAAGTAACTCTGCAAACTTAGGGTTGCTCATTAAAACTTCTTTATCAACAGTAGTTCTATCTGTTCCTGCGGGTAAAGCAATAGCCTCTACACACACTGTAGCTAGTAGCTTTTCTTTAGCTTCTTTAACTTCGTGGAGGTGTCGTAGTAATAAACCTTTATTAAGTTCTAACTTAGGTTCTGTAAACATACGTATAGTTAAATCGATAAGCTTCATCTCAGGTGCAGTAAACTTATCTTTCATTTCTGTAAATAATTCATAGGTAAGTTCTACATCATTCATACAATACTTAGCGTAAGAGCACATTTCGTTTGACATAAAATCTACACGTCGCTTACCTAAAGCATCTAATACTTCCGTTCCTTTTTCCCCTATACCATAAAACTTAGACAGGTTAGCTAATGATACTGACTCAGTTAAACCATGTAAGATTTGCCCCATACTCATAGTATCAAACAAACCTAGGGGGTAAATGTTGTAGTGCCATGAAAGAATGGCGGCATCAAACTTCATGTTATGTCCTAGCACAAAGTGCTCATGCATGTTATAGCTATTAAGAAAAGCTTTAATTTCTGTATAAGGGCCTGATACCCATTTAGTTACACCATCAGCCTTGACTGCAACACCTATAACTTCAAACTTCTCATTTCTAATATATTCTTCGGTAGTAAACTTTTTTAACCCATACTCTTTATCATAGTATGTTTCAAAGTCTAACGTGATTAGTTTAGGCATTGTCTAAATCTCTTTTTGCTTGGTTGTAACCTGCTTTCCATGCTTCCCACATCTTCTCATCGTCATACTTTAATGCACATAGTCTAGGGCTTTGTAGAAAAAATCTCTCATACCATAACTTAAACTCTTCACTATACTCATTCATCTTAATATACTCCAACAGATTTGTAGCTTATTCCAAAACGATAGCTTCTTTGAGTTCTCTACTGTGTAGTCTGATAGTGCTTTTTGAATGCCTGCTTGCAATATAACTTCTCTGCCTGCTTGGTTCATATCAAGTGTTAGCTTACAATCACCTTGCTTTGTATCTTTAATACTTACTACTTTAATATATGGTTTAGCCATTATTTACCCCTCACACGAGCTTTAACTGCATGCTCATAGATTGCAGCGATGTCTATAACTTCTTCTGACTTGAGACCTTTAGGTCTGATTTTGATAACACCATGATGTATGGTGACGATAAGATTGCGTTCGCCACGATCGAATGTCGTAGCAGAAGTCTCCCTAACGGTAGGCTTCGTTGACTTTGTTGCCATAACTCTCTCCTTATTTGCGTTTATTAACGTGATAATCCCAATCATCGGCACAATCTTTATCGCACCAACGTCTTAAGTTGTTAAGTTTCGTGCCACAGTTTAAACAGTAACCCGTTCCTTGTATATACTTGATGCCATCCATTTCTTTACGCCGAAGGGCATCTTCAAGTTCTATTCTTTCTTGGGTTTTATCTGCATCATCGGACATATTTTAGCTTTTGTATCACTAATCGAATTATGAATAAGTCAAGCACTAGAGAAAAAACATAAGGTGCGTCTTCCTCTAGAAACTTAAGTTCTAATCCTACCATAACTCCTGAAATTAGTGCAAGCTGAAATACCCACATTATTTAGAATTTACAGTCTGTTTCTCTACAAACTCCACTAACTCGTTAACATACCATTGTGCTTTCTTCAAGTCCATAAGTGTTGATTCTTTTAATCCTGCCCTTGACAAATATTTAATAGCAGTTAAGCGTAAATGCCCTGAAAATTCTTCAGGTGTAGACTTAGCTTTCATATAGTCTATAGCTTCGATACCACCATGTGTGTAGTGAGGTGGATTGTTTACTATATCTTCTTTATCTCTATTTGCTCTACCCATACTTACTCGTTTTACAAGAGCATTTATTTGTTCATTGGTATAATCAGCATATGATTGCTGTAGTCTATGTTTTGGTCTTGCCATTCTTGTCTCCTTGTATTTATTTAATATTGTTTTTATTCTTGTCATGTTAATGTTTCCAATCGTTGTTCTAAAGCTTCTAAATCGTCTTCATTTACTACTAAGGCTATCCCCTCATTATCTCGTATGGCTTCAAGGTTTCGTAGTTGTATTTCGGTAGGGCGGTTCTTGCCTGCCTTACATTCTATACCTACAAATCTACCTCTAACACACGCAACAATATCAGGCACACCTAAACTTTGATACGGACCTGCAACAGGAAAGAAGTAGTAAAGATGTCTCGCTTTCAACATCTTTACTACTTGTTGTTTAACCCACTTTTCTTTCACAGGTTGCTTTTTCATGTAGGTGTCTCCAAAATCATTTTTACAAGCTTAGCTTTCTTGTTGTGAAACTCCATAGTCTTTTGTTCAAATAGCCTATGGTCTATTTTTACGTTATGCATTTGTTTTGTAATGTTTGCTACTGCTTCTTTGTATTTTAGATACACCTCGTCTGTATCATCTTCTGCTAATACATAGAATTGTCCATCACGAATACCTACACCTTTTACATACCTACCCACATCTACAAGTTTAAGGATAGATATTTTTTCTTTATCCTCTTTTGTCATGTCAGGTGAGTCTTCATGCATAGCATGATATATTTTCATATGTTCTCCATGATTTGATTTACCTTGTTTAGTATTTCTTTTCTTGCACCTTCGCTATCACGCAACTCATCAGCAGTAACACCCACTAAAGATTGTTCTAGTGCTTGTCGTGCATTCTCTAACTTAGGGTCTTTTGTAACATTAAGCCTAGTTAATAGATTTGTCAACTCTAACGCATTATCTACCATACTATTTCTAAATATCTTTTTCTCATCACCTGATAATCTATCAATCATATGTTCTAGCGTAGTATGCAATCTAGACCATGCGTCAGACATAGCGGCTTCAATACGACCTTCGTATGCTTTCTGATATTCTTGTTGCATCTCATTACGAATATCGTCTGCAATATCAACACGGAAATCATTTGTTTCAGGCACAGGCATAATAGTATAGCGTAGATTAAACTTAGATGCAATCTTGTCTGCATCGGGATATTCTGCTCTATCAAATAACTTACCTAGCTTGAAAGCCATACCTTGTATTATGTTTGGGTATTGTTGTATAAAGGTATTTATACGAGATTTAAACTCAGCTTCATACACACCCAACTGTTGTTTGTAATCAAAGAAGTTAGTCATAGGTAACAACCTTGTGCCTGCATCTGACCAAGGCAGAGTTTGTCTACCATGCCAATCTCGTATCTCATTAGCTAGTTTGGTAATTGCATCTAGTTGGTCTGAACCTGCAAGGATATGTTTGTTATAATTACCTGCCTTGATGGTTGTATTTTTATTCACATCAATTTCTTTAGACACGTTCTTATCTAGTTTCCTAGCTGTCCATACTGATATGTTTAAGTCAATTAAAACTGCACTGCTTGATATACTGATACTCATTTTTTTTTCTCCTTATTAATATTTATTAGCTACTTCATAAAAATCCATAGACACTACGCCGAGTGTTCTGTTTTGTAACTTATCGATGAATATTTTTACTTCATCAGGTAATTCATTTTTTATAATCATGCTTTGTTTTAATTGTTGTCTTATATGTTTATCATACGAACTCATTCTTACATCGCAAGTATTTCTTTGAACGTTTGCATTTATTATGTCATCTTCTAAACGTTTTAAATCATAGCTATCAGCCGTAAGTTTAGCAACCGACGCCACCCCTTTTAGCGTTTCAAAGAAAGTATGACCGTTGGGGATGTCTTTCCAATCAGACCACCATGGTCCATATAAAAAATGTGGCATGGAATATTTTCTAAAGATTGCTCTAACAACAGTAGATGTAGCTGAGTCTCCTTTCGATACATGACCATTACGAATGTATTTAATCATGTTTTTAATTTGTCCATCACTAAACATATTAAAATCTATTTCAACTGTAACTGATTTAATGTAGTTACTTATTTCTTGACGCAAGTATGTTGCCATTTTCTCTCTCCTTATGTTATGTTCCGAAATGCACTATTGAGTGCAAATCGGAAACGATTAGTTATCAATGTGAATTGTCTTGCCATGTGGCGACGTGATATGTCGAGTAGTGATAGCCCATAGTGTTGGGTATTCCCAATTACCACCAAAGTCATTCTCAACAAAACCATCTGTTAATATAATGATAGCTTCAGGTTCGATGCGTTTATCTTTGATATACTGATTGACGCAACCAACTGTCGTGCCACCACCCCCTGCAGGTTTTGTTGACTGAACCAAGGCACTATAATCACCTTGATTGTATGTTTCATGTCCTGCTACATGAGTATCCCAATACAACAACTCTATACTTGATGGGGATACATCATCACATATAGCTACAACTTCTGTTAAGAACTCATTAAGTTCTTGTTGACCAATAGAACCTGATGTGTCAATACCAACCACAATCTTACCTATGGTTTCACCCACCATGCTAGGCATATATACATCATGCCCAATGAAACGCTTGTGTGGTCGTTTCCATGATGTTCTATCTTTGTTACGACAGGTGGCATTGACAAAGTCACGCAACTGCTCACGCCAATTTACTTTAGGTTCAAGTATTTCGTTTATACTTCGGTTCTTGTTACCTTGCATCTTGCTACGGATAATTTCACCTTGACGCAACGCTTGGTCAATCTCTTTAGCAGTCTGTTTAACTTCTTTATCAGACAGACTTTCAGCACCTTCCCAATCATGTGTATCATGCCCTGCTCGTATAGAAATAAACTGACTATCTTTTTTCAGCATGTCAAATACTTGCTTGGTTGTCATGTTTGCATAATGAATATCAAACAACGCTGAGTCAGGTCGTTTAGCAATTTCACTATGTTCATCAGCTTCATGTATTGCATAGTTAACAACATAGTCAGCCGCCATGTTAGCAAGTTGACCATTCTCTTTGAATAGCTTTTGCCACAAGTGCATGTGTTGATATACTTTGTGTAAAGCCTCATGTAGCACGACAAAGTTCAACTCCTTATCATCTAGAGTTTTGATGAAGTCAGGGCTATACATAACATCACGACCATTGGTGCATGCCGTTGGTATGTCGTCAGTAAAGATTACTTTGCCCACCGATAACACCCCTGCAAACATACAGAACTGTTTGCTACGCATTATCGCTATGTGGGACTTCGTGACTCTTTGTTCACTTGTTAGTGCCATCATCATTCTCCTCGTCTTCATCATATTCTTCTTCTTCTTCCTCTTCTTCTTCTTCTTCTTCTTCTTCTTCTTCTGCTTCGCTATCATATACTTCAACATAAACTGCTTTTATACTAGCTTTAGGAACATCGCTACTTAATATACTCATAGCTTCGTATTTGTCCTCTGCTTGTATATATTTTTGGTCTTTTTTACCCTTAACTTCATACTGCACGAGATACCAATTTGGTTCATAACTCATTTTGTTCTCCTTTAAAATTTATTTCACAATACCCTTTTGCATCACGTATTAAAACATGCCTGCATATCACATAGTTCTCATCATCTTCTCTCTCAAATTTAGGGCATTCTTTATTGTTTATATTTGGTGTGACGTTTATAAAATAACTACATCTACACATATCACTCATTTTCTACCTCCCTTATATTTTTTGTCCGTCTTCAGTAAACTCTTTTGGGTTATATATTATTGTTTGTGACATTTCACTGTCTCTACTAATTGAAGTTAATATAGCTTCACCTATAATGTCACCTACTTTTGCTTTTTCAAATTCATCGTTATCCATAAAGTAATAACATTTATAGTCTATCCATGAATCTTCAATAGCATCATGCCATGTCCCTTTACATACTCCTATGTATGAACCATATTCTTCATTACTTTCGTCATCTTCATATTTATATGTAATTGGATATGCTTTAACTTCTATATATCCTGTTTTGTTAGGGTCTTCTTGATTTATTTTACGCATTCTGTTCTCCTAGAAGTATTGGTTATTTTTAACTGCCCAATCAACAAACGATTTGTTTTGAGCCGCAACTGCTTTGCGTGATGATGCCATAATGTTTACGGCAAACAATGCTTGTATCTCCATTGGTAAGCGTTGTAAGTAAGTCAACCACGCATCCATATGTTTATCTGTAATAGTCATTAGTTCTCGCATGACAAGAATAACACGAGCAGAGGGGTCGCTTGGTAAGGTAGCTTTTTCAGGTTCTTGGTAGATACTTTCTTTGGTCGGCAGTCCATCGGCAAGACTAAAGTATGCAGACATATCACGAGAGGCTGACTCACCAAGCGTGCCTGTAAGTGCTACCATAGTAGTTTCTTCACCGAGTGTGTGTCTGTTCTTAACAATATGCGATGCTTTCTCCAACGAACGAGGGGATACAAACGCATCTTGTTGCTTACGAGGATTGTATATATACATGTTCTCTTTCTGTGAGTCATCTGTATAACACGCTAGTGCATGAGGAAACTGTTTAACCCACGCTAGTATTTCAGGTGCTATGCCGTTGTCTACACCCCAGTTAATCCACTCGTCATCGTTAGGATTACGAATAGTTACAGAAGTCAATCTGTTCTTGGCATGTGCTTTCATACTATCGCCAACACCATCTGTTGTAAGATTACCTGTGGAATACACGATGCTATCAGGGTGAAATTTAACTGCACCAAGTCTGCGTTCTAGCATGACAGGTAGCAACATGTTCTTGACAGGCTCACTAGCTTTAGTAATCTCGTCTAACATGATAATGACAGGTTTGTTGTCATGGATAGCAAAGCGTTCATTCGGATAGAATGTTGTTGTCTTGCTTTCATGATTCATGGCAGGCATAGCTAGGTCGCCCAAATCTAGGTCTGCACAATCTATATACACAGGTGTATGGTTGGGAAATCTAGCACTCAATGATTTCAAAATTGATGATTTACCAATGCCAGGTTGACCACGCATGTGAATAGTAACATCACGACCTACTGTTGCAATCAACTCTTCTGCTTGTTTCAAACTAATTTCTTGTTGCATGATACTCTCTCCTATAAAATGTTCTGATGTGCACTATAAAGTGCAAAACGGAACGGGTTAATTTACTTCTACTAAAACTTGTGGGTTTTCTAACTTAATATGTTTATCTAAATACCTTTTAAATATACCTATGTTGCAATATGAACTTTCTTTATGATTAGGGTAATTACCTAACCATTTTATATGCTGACATTGTCTTAACACATTGTAATATGCTAAATTTGTCTTATCCTCATCAGCACAAAGTGGTAACAGATTTTTTGAATATTCAGGTAAACGATATTCTTCTGATTGTTTATTTAACTCTGCATCGTTTTCTACACCTTCACCATTAGTTAATTTCAGCATGGTGTCTGCATACTTCAATAACTTTTTGTATGGCAAACGTAACTCACGCATTTGTTTTGCATCAAACTTATACTTAACAGGTTTCTCAAACTGTTCGGGATATAATGCTTTGTTGTCATAGCTTATGGCATACCAATCACGAGCATTCATATAATAAGTATCACCACCTATCCATACTTCACATTCAATCTGATGATTTTTAACCATCGGACTTCTTGTAAATGGTGATGGCACATAGTATTTATGTTCAAAGTCTCGTAAACTATGCCCACTTATATACCAAACAAAATACTCTGTGCTTTGTGACGGATAACTACCTAGCGTTATCTCTTTGTGTGTTGGATAGAACCTTACTAAATCCGTGTCGTAATATCCTGCAACATACACTTCAATACCATCAATAATATCCTTGCGTATCCACTTTTCTTTCTCGTATCTATCGCCTAGTCTACGGATTGATTGGCTCTCGCCACGCACAACTGTTCTGCTATTAAAATCTTCTTTTGCCCTGTCATATGTTTCAATACGAGGCATGTTGTAAACATTGATATGGAAACCCATTTTATTCTCCCTCCTTCATGTCATAACCTCTATTCATCCAACTGACGAACTTCATGTTCATAAGCCAATCTTGCATGGTTGGTATCCAACCACCACAATCTTCTTTAACATGTTGTTCACCTATTAAGCGTGTAGGAACTTCACGCCCATCACTATTCACAATGTATAATCCAAATTGTCTTTCACATTCAAATATACCTTGTGCATGGTGTCTGATAGCACGATGTCTTGCATCGGCAAAGCATTCTTTCGTTGCGTCAAACCAATCATGGATAGGTTGGTAGTCAGCTTCAACACCTCCCCACTTCTTTACAGATGTTTTAGAATGATAATGAGTATTCATTATTCTTCCTCCTCATCTAAATCAAACTCGTGGTCTTCCGTTGTCATCTCGTTGATGCCGACATGAAGTGTTGTTTTAGGTGGGCTTTTTTTAAAGTCAATTATCAATCTACCTTGACCCCCTTCGTTGTTATACCAATCTAACCCTGTGCCATCTAATGACCTATAACAAATGTCTTCAATCGCATCTTCAAGCGTGGATTCTTCTGTTTTAGGTTGTTCATGACCGTAAGTTTGTGATGTCCATGCAATCATATCTTTAGGTATATCTTGTGGCTCATTGTTCTTGTCTAGGTAATACACGCTATCAATCTGACCACTATCGCCTGCACCACTAAACTCTACAACGACTTCCCTTGCACCAAGCAGATTTAACTGCGTGTAAAGGACTTCTTGTTCTTGTTTATTGATTTTATTCTGTGACATACTATTACTCCTCATGTTATGTTCTGAAATGCACTAAAGAGTGCAAAACAGAACGGGTTGATAAACTTACTTCTACTACTAATTCAAATAACATTATACACTAAATACTTGACATTGTCAAGTAAATACCGAAAAAAATATTTACTTACTTTTGTGTGATGAGTTAAGTCCTTTCAATAGTTCATAATCAGTTACTACTATGTAATTGGATTTAGGCATAGGAACTATTGTATGTTTATAATTGAGTGCGTGTTTCTCACCACAAGATAAACAAGTCTTATAACCTAACGCATATCTAGCGTCAGCTATGTCATCACCGCATTCAAAGCATTGTTTCATTTTGAATTCTCCTTTGTTGGTTTCCAAGTTGCATATTCTCTTCCTTTTTTTGTTATTTTAAAGTAACTCCCCCACTTACTTTTATCATTAGGTGGTAGTATGTCTTTTTCTTCTATGTATTTTTCTTCTCTGCATTGGTGAAAATTATACGTGCTTATGTCTAGGTCTTTATGAAATACCCAATTATCACCATGTAATATTATCCACTCCAAAAGAAACTTTTTTAGCTTCATTTTAAATACTCCCTTGTATTTAAGTTCCATGTGCGTGTCATGGCATTACGCATAGCTTCTAACTCTGTGCGTGGTGAATTGAAATGAGAATAATTCCCTGTAAAGAATTTATTCTTTTTGATTGTTTCCCAATTTGCGTTATTCGCAAATAAGGGTATTTGTTTTTGCATCATTTGCGTTTCTCCTTTTTAATGTTAAGTATCCTTGTTGCTCTAGGTATTTTAACCTGTGCCAATTCGTTACGATTTTCTTACAAAGTTCTTTTTGTGTGATAGACGGATTACTCCGTAGTATTTCGTTAACTTTGTGGGCTTGTCGCCAATCATCTAACTTGGTATACATTAAAATAAACATTCACCCACTAGGGCAAATAAGTCTTCCTTAACTTCTTTAACTTCTTCTAGCTTGATGACATTACTCCCTTGTTCCTTATGCCACTTCGCCTCTTTAGCTGACCATCTATACTTGCGTAAGACTTCGCCGTCATCATCAACGACTGCATAGGTAAAAGGCAAACTCATTTTGTTTGTTCTACCTTTGGTGGTTCTTGTTGTTCTTTACTTTTGTGGTCATCAATTATAACACCTACACTTATAGCTATGTATAGTGCTGTCAACCATGCGATTGTATCCATGTTAGAAACTCCTTTGCTCAAAGCATTCCAAGTGCGACTTAATATAAAAGTTAGGTTTAATCTCTTCATACAATTCCCCTTGCACACATTTTAAATTCATTTTATATTTCTTTTGCACATGGATATACTGCATGATTGCCCATGTTAAACAACAACCTACAATAAAACCTACCAATACAAACCCTGTGCCTTCATATTTTTTATCCATCATGCTCTCCTATATTGTTTATAAACTCTACACATTTTATTACCTTTAGCTACATTAAATAGATTACACCTTATAATAGGCTTGTTTTGTGCTATTAAGTATTGTTCACCTACTACTTGCACAGTTGTTTGTGTAGCTACACTTGTGGCTAAACTTACGCAACCACTACAAACCATTATGAGCATCAGCAAGACGCTTGGCATTATAAGTCTTATTAACTTTAGCCCTATCATGTGCGTATTTAGCATAATTTTTATCCCCCATATAATAAGCAAGTAATGTTTTAAACGCTTGGTCAATTTCATAATAATTGGGTTCATCGGGAAATGTTTTGTTAATTTCATATCCACTTTTTAGTCCCTCTACTAATATATCATCTACTTGTTCATCTGTTAATTTAATCTGCACTTGCATACTTCTCTCCTTTTTGTTTATAAAAAATAAGATTAGACCACTTGACTACGGGTTCTAATCTATACCATGACTTCGGCTTACTTATGGTGGTGTCATGGAAGTTAGTCGCACCATAACTATAATCAACCTCTAACCTATGTAATACACGATAAGCAATATCAAAATAGTATTGTCGGATAACCGAAGGTGGTTTAACTAACCCATACCAACTAAACTGATATGGTCGTTTCATTTCACTACACACATTCTTGTGATTAAATTCGGCTCGCCTCATCAACACATAGCCTACGGCAATCTGCCCTTCACGAGGTTCGGTTGCTGACTCCATGTATATGGTCGTGGCAAGACAAAGTAAAGCTTGGTCAATCATACTGACCTCCTTTATATTTGTTTATACGAGTTTAAATATAGCCGAGATGGCTATTAGAATGTGGCTAATCCCACGAATGAATAGATTGATTTCATATGTTTCTCCTTTTAGTTAGTCTTCACAATTCCCGTTGACACAGGCAACATTGTTTAAGATTTCTTCTTCAAGTGATGCAAGAGCATCTTGTTTCTCAATGTCTAGTGCTTTGGCATTGAGTTCTGCATACATATCTCTAGTATACGGCTCATACCTTACCACCATTCCTGCGTCATTACAAGCATTTATGTAGTCATCAAATAAAAACCTTGACACAATATCCGAGTTAATACTTAAAATGATTGTGGTTTTATTACTCATTTTAGTTTTCCTTCAATGATATCCCAACCTATTTCAGTCAATCGGTCTTGTATGAATTCTTCATTATCAGCTATCCACTCCTCACACTTACTCATTGACCATCTAGGTTTTATCTTTTTAATATCTTCTGCTCGCCACACTACTTTGGCATACTCCTCGCCATAAAATTTACTCATGCTTTTCTCCTTGTTGTTTTAAATAGTCAATGATGCGTTGTAGCTTTGGTGCTATCTTGTCATCATAATCCTTCTCATCTGCCAATCTATAACTAATATCTACCAAGTCCTTAATCATTTTATTACTCATGCTTTTCTCCTTTGTAAAAAATTTAGTCCTTCTTTCGTTATTTTGTGATTATATATTTTGGTGAACGGGTCTTTCAATTCATCTATATAACCAAACCCCACACATGCATCTACCATGTCTATATCTATATCTGTTAGTGCAAGAGGCGGACGTGCTTGCACCTCAACACCAAATCTAACGAGCCACTCAACTAAAAATGTTTTTATTTTGTTAACTTCGTGGTTTTCTAACATAATACTTCCGTTCCGTTTCGCACTCATCAGTGCATTTCAGACATTCAAGACAGGCTTTGTCAAAAAGTAAGTCTTCGTAATGTCTTTCTTTATATAGCACATATCTAAAGAACTCCAACTCATGCCTTGCCCAATCAATCAGTCTGCGTTCTACTTCCCAAGGTTTAACCTTTGCAATCTGTTCATACATAGCAAGCCATTCACTATCATCAAACTTATCTAGTATATCTTTGACACGATAGCTTTTTAATTGCGTAGCCACATATTCTTTAACTTGGTCTATATTCATCGTAGCACCATGACTAATAGTAAAAAGATTGATATACCCCAACTGACTACTTCACTAACTATAAGTCTGCGATAGCGTGATTTAGGTATTGTTACATACTCACTCATATAAATTTCTCTGTCATACTCACGCCATGATTTAAAGATTGGTTTTGTTTTCATTGTATTTCTCCTTTTCTGTTTTGCACTAAATAGTGCAAATCGGTTTTTCAAAAGTTAAACAATTATTATAACTCCATAACTGATGTATTGCACGAAACATCAGAAACGCATCGGGTTGATGTTCCCATGTGGGATTGTCAATACCTACCTTTTCGCCCAAGTCCACATCATCACTATCAATATACCCATATTCATGCAAGTAAATAACTTCCTCAACGAAAGGTTTTGATAGCTTGTGTTTGTCAACTATTGCATTTACTACCTTATCACTTGCACGACTACCGAATGGATATTTATCCCATTCAGAACGCCATGCGTTTATAACTTTGTTAGCCGTTTCAATATATAAATCTGACATCATATTCTCCTCATGTTATGTTCGGATATGCACTATAAAGTGCAAAACAGAACGAGTTATTATTGACTACCTTTACTGACGCAACATAACCATTATACCTTATTTTATTGACAATGTCAAGCAAACACCTTGTTTTTTAATCACCTATAAATACGCTGATAGGTGTTTTATTTTGGGGTGTTCTGTTGTGGGGGTATCACGAAGTTAACTTTGTCTAGTTAGTGGGTGGATTGTCAAGAGGCGTGTATTTTTATTAAGTGTTTGATTTGATTGAGAAAGTGTAGTTGACTTTGTTAACTTTGTGGGTATATTATAACAAGGTAAGTGCTTGATTATTAAGTAATATAACAAGGGTGTTTACAATGTCAAGACCAAAATAACAAGTTAAGTCATTGATTATTCAGTAATAATACAATATAACACGAAAAACGGCATTGCGTGGTCTGGAGGAAAAGGCAGTGGAAAAAATAAAATTGATTAGCCACGAAGTTAAAAAAGTAAAAACAAAATTGTCTGGCGAGGTAATTTTTAAAAAGTCGTGTTATATTGTATTTTTATATTAAGTTATTGATTATATTGATATTTGTATTTTTACACCTGCTTTTGTAAGTCATTGATTTTTCAGTAATAATACACCCTACATTTTGTAGGGGTATTATAAGTCATTGATTTTTCAGTAATATAACAGGGCTTGTTATAATACACCATGTGCGTGTTATAATATACAATGTCAAGTTTGATTAAAAAACACGCAAAAAGATGTAGCCACGAAGTTAATTTAGTTTAAACTCACCCACACTCACCTACCTAATTATGACCGTTCCAAAAAATCGGAACGGGGTTCGGAACGAAGTGCCACAAAATTTAGACCAAAAAAAAGGGCTCGTGGAATTAACCACGAACCCTTAATTAACTTCTTTAACTTTGTTAGTTAAGAACTTTCTGAACTACTAAACGAACTTCTTTATTAAGTCTTAACGCTATCAATTCCGTTCTACCCTCTTGAGTTTTGAGTAGCCCATTGAACCAATCCGTATATTGAGTTTTGAAGTCTTTTAACTCTTGACTTTCTTTAGCGTCTTGCTCGTCTTGAATAACTTTAGCTTTCTTTAACACTACGCTTTGAATGGTCTTAAAGCGTTGTTTGCTATCCTTATCTAGCTTATCGGATAATTGCACTAACTCGTCTTTCAAGTTTTCAATGCTAACATGCTCTAACTTCTTTTCTAGCTCGTCTTGCGTTGCTTTTTTGCCTTGCTCGTGCTTTGCGGTCTTGCTATTGCCTAGTGGCTTTTCAATGCCTTCGGCTTTTAAAATCTTAACTACTTCAACACGATAATTTCTTGCGGTTGAAGGTAAGATTGATTTGGTATTGACAAGGCGGTTCTCAAAATCCGCCCAGACCAATTCCCATTTATTTTTAGTGCAGTCTTTAACTAAAGACTTTGATGCTTGTGCAACTTGAAACACTAACTCACTACGCTTTAACCCAGCGTTGTGAGCTTGTGCCATTACATCTACCATTTCAACATCAATGAACTTCTTGTCTTGAACTGATAATGCTTCTACTTGCTTTGCTGTTGCTGTTGCTGTTGTTTTCTTTGACATGATAAACACCTCATAAGTTAAGTTATAAAATTCGTTCTGCTTTGCACGATTGAGTGCACTTCGGAACGAAATGAACTGATATAATTCAATTCATACGAGCATTATACCACAAAAACTTTACAATGTCAAGTATATTATAAGGAATAAACCCCACCCACACCCTATACCCCCAAAATTTTTTGGGACTCCGCCACACACGCATACAGTGGGTTTTGCACAAACGATTACATATTTTTATAAAATCGAAACCCACCCCCTTCTTTTTAAAAAGGGTCAATCAAAAAATTTTTTGCAAAAAATTTAAAATGTTAGGAGACTAATTTGTAAGACTAAGTAATTGATTATAAAAAGATTTGCCTGTATTTTGAAAGGAACAAGGTTTGACAGGCTAAATAGCTTTAGGATCTAGAGAATAAACTTCGGAATACACAGCTTTAAGTTTGAGGAAGGATTCCTCATGGAGGTGAAACTTAGGATCTTTCTTAACATATAGTGCGAGATGAACCATTTCGTGTAACAAGGTTTGAAATATGGTAGTAAAATGACCACAAGACCCAGAGCTTATTTCAATTTGCATCTCAACTTCGTCAAAACAACCATAAATACCAGAATCAGTAATAACTTTGAACTTCACTCGGTAGGACTTAGGCATTTTAAATTTGTTAAAAGGTGGCAGTTTGCATGCCATGTCATAGAGATGGGCTAAGTTTTCCGAGGTAAGCGTGGTGAGCTTCATATAAACCTAGAAAGACCAGGTTAAAACAAGGAGCGCAAAGTCAGGCTGTGTAAAAAGGAGGGTTATCATAGCAATATTGTATCAAAAACATGCTTGATTTATATGATATTTTGTTATATAGTGCGCTCCAATAGCTGCAAATAAATTTCTAGGATGTAAACAGCGACATTTTATGGCAATAACTATTATCCCTATAGCAAATATGCCCCTTCCTGATGACTTTGAGGCAGAAGAACCTACTACATTAGAACAAAAAGTTAAAGTAGCTGCTAAAACTATGCAAATTTTAGATGAAGCAGGTGCAGAAATACCTGTTTCTACAGCAGAAAAGAAAGAAGCTGAAGAAATATTTAAAAATTTTACAAATCCTGACGTAACAGCACCATTAAATGCAGCAACTAAGCAAGCTTTAAACGTTCCTGCTACAGTTCAGCATCTTTATGCTATGTTATCGGACTATGATCATCAAGTTGTAGAGGAAGCCGTCCAGTTGAGACGGTTTGTTACAAATAAACTAATAGAAGATGCAGGACTATCAGACCCAAGACATAGATTAAAAGCATTAGAGCTATTAGGTAAGATAAGTGATGTAGGTTTGTTCTCAGAAAAAACAGAAATTACTGTTAAAAATTTAAGTCAACAAGATTTAGAAGCACAAATTAAAGCTAAGATGTATAAAATACTTGGTAAAACTGCAGTTATAGATACAACCTTTGAAGTAGTTGAAACAAAAGATATAACCCCAGACATATAATATGGCTATAGATATTTCAGGATTCAGTCAGGCTGATATTGATCATGCCCTTGCACATATATCAGTATTGCCTAAGCATGAGCAGTTACAGTTTTTAGCACACTTAGAAGAATTAGAAAAAAGTCAGGTACTTGAGAAAAGACAAACTACATTTTTAGATTTTATACAACACGTATACCCTGGATATAAAGTTGGAGCGCATCATCGTAGACTTGCGAAAATATTTGAAGAAATTGTCAACGGCAAAAAGAAAAGAGTTATTGTTAATATTGCGCCGAGACACGGGAAGTCTGAGCTTATCTCATATCTTGCTCCTGCTTGGTTTTTGGGAAAGTATCCTGATAAAAAAATTATTATGGCGTCTCATACTGCTGACCTTGCTATTAATTTTGGTAGGCGAGTTCGTAACTTGGTTGGTAGCGATGCTTATAAAGACGTATTTCCTAACGTAGAACTACAAGCTGACAGTAAATCAGCATCACGATGGGGGACAAACTTTAATGGAGAATATTTTGCAATTGGTGTGGGTGGTGCCCTCGCTGGTCGCGGGGCTGATTTGTTTATCATTGATGATCCACACTCCGAGCAAGACGCCAAGCTGGGACGCCCGGATGTTTTTCTGCCTGCTTGGGAGTGGTTTCAGTCTGGCCCTATACAGCGTCTTATGCCGGGCGGTGCAATTATTGTGGTAATGACTAGATGGTCTAAGTTAGATTTAACAGGCCAACTAGTTAACCAAATGATCAAAACAGAAGGGGTAGACGAGTGGGAAGTCGTTGAATTTCCAGCGATTATTGAAGACAAAGAAGGTAACGAAGCTTCACTTTGGCCTGAATTTTGGCCTTTAGAAGAATTACAGGCAAAAAAGGCTTCACTCGATGTCAGATACTGGAACGCGCAATACTTACAGAACCCAGTGTCGGAGGAAGGCGCACTAATAAAACGTGAATGGTGGAATATATGGGAGAAAGAAGATCCACCGAGTTGCGAGTTTACCATCATGTCTTTAGATGCAGCACAAGAAGCTAACACGAGAGCCGATTATAATTCGTTAACTACGTGGGGTGTATTTTTTAACGAAGAGACCAATAATTATAATATAATACTGCTAAATGCAATAAAGAAACGTTTAGAATTTCCTGAGCTTAAAGAACTCATACTTGAAGAGTATAAAGATTGGGAGCCAGATGCATTCATAGTAGAAAAGAAATCCAACGGAGCCGCACTCTATCAGGAGATGAGGAGGATGGGTATTCCGGTAGGAGAATTTACACCTGGAAAAGGGCAAGACAAAATATCCAGAGTTAACTCTGTGGCAGATCTTTTTAGATCAGGTATAGTATGGGCTCCTGATAGACGTTGGGCACATGAACTGATTGAAGAGTGTAATGACTTTCCATCAGGTGCTAACGATGACCAAGTGGACTCGACTACTATGGCACTGATGAGGTTTAGACAAGGTGGGTTCATAAGACTGCCTAATGACGAACCAGATGAGATATATGGGTTCAAGAGTGCTAAAAATAGATTGTACTTAGTATGATTGTATATAGCGTTAAAGGTTTGTTTAATGGGCGTAAACGAAAAACTAAAAGAAGACATTCAGACAAAAGAAAAAGAGTGTACGCTGAGTTACGTAAATACAGAAAAATGTGGTGGCATTTTAAAACAAGATGGGACCCGAACACGGACGAATTAACAGAGGAATAGAATATGGCAGTGAATATAGATAAAAGTGTAAGTCAAGCTCCAATGGGTTTAGAAGAATTAGCTAAAACTCAACCAGATCTTGCTATTGAAATTGAAAATCCTGACTCGGTTACATTAGATGATGGTAGCATGGAGATTACAATTATTCCTGGTAAAGAAACCAATGATGAGTTTAATCAGAACTTAGCAGAAGATATGGATGAAGGACAACTTACAGAGTTGTCAGGTGATTTAATTGGTGAGTACGATGCAGATATTAATTCTAGAAAAGATTGGCTTACTACATATGTTGATGGTCTAGAGTTATTAGGTCTAAAAGTAGAAGATAGAACAGAACCGTGGCCCGGTGCATGCAACGTGTATCACCCACTCATGACTGAAGCGCTTGTGAAGTTTCAAGCTGAAACTATGATGGAGACATTTCCCGCTGCAGGCCCAGTTAAAACAGTTATCGTTGGTAAGCAAACAAAAGAAAAAGAAGATGCTGCCGAACGTGTAAAAGATGATATGAATTATCAGCTCACGGACATGATGCCTGAATATAGACCCGAACATGAACGCATGTTGTGGGGTTTAGGTTTATCTGGTAACTCATTTAAAAAAGTTTACTACGACCCTAACATAGAACGCCAAGTATCTATGTATGTCCCTGCCGAAGATATTGTAGTTCCATATGGTGCGTCTAATTTAGAAACTGCAGAACGTGTAACCCACGTTATGAGAAAGACTAAAAATGAGTTACATAAACTACAAGTAGCTGGG